CGCTAGCGGACCAGTACTAAAAGAAGAGAGCACAAGGATTCTAACCTTAACTCAACTTTTTTCAGTGCATCTAAGAATAACATTCTGAGATACACAACGTACCTACCAAGAATGATATACATTCCGGTCCACGCTGGAGAAATTTGCGAACAATAGTAAAAGCATAAACTTTAAAGAGGCGACGCGCACCTCAGTAAAGTTTATATAAAACCTATTGCTACAAAAATCATAGCGTGTTGAGATGCAATGCATCGACCGAGGACGTAAATGCCCCCCTCTCGTCCGCCGAGAGGTATTCTAACTAACAAAGGTTAGTTTCGTAGTGTTGTTTAAACGTCCAAATGACGGGTTTTTATGTCTTACCATGACATGTGGTGAATTTGATCTGACCCAAAGATCCAATTAAACCGCAACTGGGTTGGTGTAGTTGTACATAATTGGTGCTCCTACGTACATACCGAGTGTAAAATCTTCAGCAATAGCAACATATATGTCAACGCGCTTTTCGTCTTCTAGAGCAGCATCCATATCAATAGTCAATCTATAGTTATTGGGACGAACTGCTGACAAGAAAGTAATAAAGCGTGCTGGCAAAAAGCGTTGTCCAATAGTATAGAACGGCATTTCCCACTCTACAACAGGATTCTGTTTCACTGGTGTAATAGCAGAACCCGTGGTATCTGCAATTGCAGACTCCAATAGGATACGCCGCCTATTTGCAGGCAATGCCGCAGACATAGATCTAACAGTAGTGCTAAATGAACCTCCTAACATATTTCCACGAGTAACGTTGAGATTAGAAGATTGTGCATTACCTTCAGCAGTAACTATAGCTTTATAGCGTAACCCACCTCGATATCCTACAAAAGCAGGAGTGAGATAGTTAAGTAAAGTTTCGTTACAATATGAATAGCCAACAGGCGCTGCTAAAGAGTTATTAGCTTGATCTGGACTATCAGCTGCCCAACCACGATAATATGGGAAGTATGGGCGCGATTGTTCAATAATACGCTGACCAGTTCCACCTGCTTCTTCAGGAAACCATGAACTGTGGTAATTGTACCTTTTCAAAAGAGATCTAAAAGAAACTATTCTCTCACCTTGATAGACCAAGTATTGATCATCTTCTGGGATTGTAGCCATAGGAGCAAAAGATGGAATTTCTTCTACTTCAGAAGGAGCATTATTTTCTGCTGATCCAGCCATAGGTGCAATATCAGATTGTTGCGCGTAAACTGAAAGATTTTCCATGTTACGAGAAGATGGACAAGCAAAAGCTAAATCTTCACCTCCGGCAACCCAGATTTGAATCTTAATATCAGCGGCAGTTAAACCTGGTGTGGCAAGTTCATTAACCACATAGACTGAAATAGTTCCATTATCTTCACCATAATCAGGAACAATGGGCGCAGAGTCATCGTACAATGGATTTGTAGACACCGTATCCACACCGTCCAAACGATTCCAAGCTCTAACATCCGTCCATTTAACTTCGTACTCAAAATCACGAGATTCAGTGATATCAATCACAGTAGAGTATGTCTGATTAAAAGGAACAGCTCCAACAGGATTATTTTTAGGGTTATAGACAATACGAAGTCGTCCACGATGGTATTCGGAACAAACAATATTGAATCTAAATTTAATAGAACCCTGCCAACAATCAAATGGAGTCCCAGCAAAAGCGAGGGCTGTCATATGAATTTCTTCTACTGGAGCAGCAGAAAGAATTCGGGAATAGAGTGGTGTCACTCGAAAGGAAGTCAACAAATCATCAGTAATGGCACTTTCGGGCCAATCAAATTGGCGCCAATAAGACATGCGTGATGCTATAGAACTAATCGTAAGTTCATCATGCCCACCTAATCCCATAACACGCGTATCCACAGTCAATTCATTTTTAGAATCAACGGATAACTTAGTTAAAGTTTCAGCAGTGTCAACATTGGCAAGATTTCCTGTATATCGAGGAGTGTATCTATGAGTATCTTGCAAGTTATTAGGCCTTGCATAACCAAAAATCTTTGCCACATTTCCGATTGTGGAAGCAACAAGTTCAGTTGCTTTCATATAAGGAGAAATAACAGGAATTTTGGAAAGCATGTTAGCAGCACTAGCCACAGCGGAGGCTGGTGCACTAACAAGACCGTTTGGAGCAAATTCGCCACTAGTTGAAGTATTATTATACTTCTTTGCCTGCTCTTGGTAGGGCTTAGGAAAGCCAAACTCATCGAGCTCAGCATCAGTCACACCAGACTGTGCTGCGGTGGTAGTTGGAACGGAGAGAGTCACATCCTCTGCCCAACAAAAAATGGTAATGCTAATTGGATCGGTGCTGCCATTTGCATGATGTAAAATATCAAAATCGTGAATAGTACACCGTCCCATTTCATCTTCCCAGCCAGAATTAGTAATATCTAACATATTTTCAGGCCAAATGAATGGGAGAAGCATTTCCCCACCCTGTGAAGTACAAGGATCCAGCATAAGATGCGGTTTCTGCGAAGCTTGAACTAAATCTTCTTCAAAGAAAGCGCGGTTAACTGTAATCTCATCATTCGTAAGATAGGGATTATATGACAACAAAGCACGCCCGTAATAAAACGAGTTACCATTGATCAGAACTTTAAGACGCAAATTGCATCTAAGGTTTCTGTACCTATTTATCTTCTCCAATACATCTGCATTTCCAAAGAAGTCAGACCAAGGATTAAAAGTTTCGAAAAACCTTACATCTTCAGGAGTCCATGTATAAGTTTGTATCTTAATAGGACGACTTAAAAATGATCCAAGATCAGCATCAGAAAAGCCAGATAACTTTGTAGTTGCATCGGAGGAAGAATCGATATTATAAGTCCATTGAGAATCACCATCAACGAACTGCACATTCTGGGCTGTGCTTGCCCCTTCAGTTGTACCCACTGAAGAAGGGATTTCATTATTATTAGTAGTAAGTAATATTTATGAATACGGATAACGGAGCTACTTAACTCACATTCCCGCAGTTTATTTGGTCGGGTGGCGAACCCCAGCTAAAAAGCTGTATCCAGAACAGGCTGGATGCCATTATATGCAAAGCGAACACGACTATATATAAACAAACAAATTAATACGCCACGGCGTAACCATATACATACAACTATTTTAAACTTATACCACGAATAGTTCCGGGGTT